TGGACCTCACCACGGTAGGCCGCATGATCACGATGTCGGTGGGGTTGCCGGTCAGCGTGATGAAATGGTTGACGGCAGTCGTGTCGTAGTTCTCGAACCACGGCGAGTTGAACACCACCCCCCAACAGGTATCAATGCGCACGTGGTTCACGTCGTCCTCAGCCTCGAAGATGCACTGACCGTCGAACGAGACTCCTGCCGCGAGGTGCATGTCCACGCAGCCCGATGCGAACTGGCCGCCGAGGAAGGCACACCGGTAGAAGGACTGCGCGGTGCACGCGCGCGAGATACGCGCGACGTAGCCAGACCGCTGCCCGTGAATGTGAACGCCGTGGTAGTCACAGTTCACCGCCAGCGACCCTGATGCATCCGTGTCGCCCATGACGTAGAGCGAGGTCGCAGCGCACTCGGCGATGGCGATCTCGCTCAGGATCACATTGCGGATGAGCGATCCGGCCAAACCGATCACGATGCCGCGTCCCGTGCCGCTGGCGTTCGGACCACGCAATAGGAAGTTCGAAGCCTTCACGCCTTCCGCCTGGATCTTGAAGAGGTCGGCGCTCGTGCTGTCCTTCTTTTCAAGGACCGTGCCCTCGTTCCAGAAGCCTATAGGGTTTCCGGTCCCACAGATTTCAAGACTGCGCTTCGTCACCGTGAGCCCATTGAAGGCCGGGGTCGTGGCGGGGCTGAACACGCCTTCGGGCAGCATTAGCTTTGACCCCACAGGCGCGGCGTCGTGCGCCAACTGAAAGGTATTGAATCGCGCCGCGTTGATGTAGGTGTCGCCGACCCACGCAGTGTCGCCAATGTTGCGCTCGACGAAGCGGCCCTTGTTCATGTCGAAGACGCGCCAGCACGGCTTGTGGCCGACGTCGATCCACGTGGAGCCGTCCCAGAAGGTGACGTTACCCACCGGAATGCCGGACCAGGCTCCGCCCTGGCCGGCGGTGATGTGGCCATCCCACAAGTTGGGTGACGTCGGCGCGGTGGTCCGCGTCGCGTCGAGCACGACGAGCGTGACCGCGACCTTGTCGGCCTTCTTGCGCGCGAGCGTCATCGGGGCGGCCCACCCGCCTTCGTGCTCGTCCAGGCCGCCGATCTCGCCGATGTTGGGGTAGGTGTTGATCGGCATCAGCCACCACCCCAGTTGAAGCCCCAGTCGTCGCCCCAACCGGCGCCCGGGACGCCGACGCCGACGCCGTGCACGGAAACTGCGACGACGCGGGTGGCAAAGCTGGTGGGACCCAAGTTCTGCTCGACCTCCGTGACGACGAAGCTCTTCCCGGTCCAGCTCCCGTCACTGATCGGGTCCGGGTAGGGCAGCAGCTCGCCAACATCGGCCGCGAACTGGATCACCTGGCCGCGCTGGATGTCCGGCGCGCGATGGGTGCTGAACGTCAGCACCGTACGCGGCACGCCGGCCAACGCGACGACGCGATTGCGCACCTCCCGCGCCGTCTCGCTATCGTAGATCACCTTTCCGTCCAGCACCAGGGCTCTGCGAACCCCATAACGCGAGGCTGTGCTGGCCAGGTCGCGCTCTCGGGCGTTCTTCGGGCAGACGCCGGTCCAATGGCGCCGCGACCCGATGGCGCTCAGGTCCTCGCCGGCGTCAAAGCCTAGCAACCCGGCACAGGTGCGCCCGGCGTTCGGCCCCGTGAGCCAGGGCAGGTCCATCGCCGACGTCAGGCAAGCGACCTGGAACCGCTCCTCCTCGACGACGTTCTGGCCCGTGACCAGCGCGCCGATCGAGCCGGCGCTGACGTCCGTCGGATTGAAGCCCAGCGTCGTGTAGATGCTCGTGGTCAGGTGGCCGCCGGACTGGCACATGTACAGGGGCAGCGCGCCGGCCGTGCGCTGGAAGCTGACCTTTTGCGTGGTGCGCGAGTATGACACCACAAAGTTGCTGGAGACGGCGTTCATGGCCGTCTGAACTGCCGCGCACAGCGCCTCGAAGGTCGGGTACGCCAGGGCCGGGATGGTCACGGTCTTCGTGCCGCCGTCGTTGAAGTTGAGCTTGTCGTTGTAGCCCGCGACCACTTCGGGGCCGTACGTCACCATGAAGTGCCGCGGCGGGTCGGCGGCCTTCATGCGCGCCATGACGTACTGGGCGAACGGCATGCCATCGTAGTTGCCGCCAGTGTCGAGCGTGGCGACCTTGGCGCCAGCGGTGTTGAAGTCGAGCCGGTCGTTGACGCCCGACAGGACGGTGAGCTGCTCGTCGCGCAGGTTGCGCCAGAAATGTCCGGCGCTGCTCGCCGCCGTGCCGATCGACGTCTCGTGGGCGTACGAACGCGAGGCCGCGTCCCACGCGTACGGCACCCGCACGCCCGTGACCAGGCGGGACGACGGGATCGGCGCCGCCGAAATCTCCATCAGGTCGTCCCTGCCGAACGTCCACGGGTAATCCACCGCCGACATGTCCGGCCGCCACACGATGCAATGCCACTTGTCGTCGAAGCGGTTGATAAAGAACCAGCACAGGCCGCCGTTGCCCACGCTCTCCAGCGCATCACCCACGTCGGTGTCCTCGGCGATCGACAGCCCCACCTCCATGTCGGCCTGGTTCCAGGTCCTGAGGTGGGTCCGCGCGGGCACGAAGCTGCCGACCGTCGGACCGCCGCGCTCCATTTTCGCCATGGGCTCGCCGCCGTACGTTCGCAGCAGGTGCATGGCGACATCGCTAGGTCGCGCCACCACTGCGTTAGCCAGGGCGGTGAACGTGCCCGCGGCCTCGATCTGGCCGTCGTCGGCGTAGCCCTCGAAGTTCGCGAAGAAGCGCCCGCGCACCTCCTGGACCGGCGGCGCCCACGTCGGCGCCCAATAAGGCGCGTAGCGGGCCCACTTGCTCCGGTGTTGGACGTTCCAGCCGATGATGCGCGACGACTCCAGCAGCGTGAGGGCCGGACGGAATCGGACGAAGATGCCGGCGAAGTAGACCTTGCACGTTACGTTGGTGCCAGCCCCCAGAAAGTAGATACGCACCATTGAGTCGCTGAAGTTCCATGGCGTCTCCGGGGTGCCGTCCTGCCCCCACGGGACGATCGTCATGTCCAGCTGGTAGAAGTGCGTCCCGGGCGACGACTTCACCGGCAACGTGATGGACGACTCGGTGGCGTTGGCGGTGTTCAGCAGCGACAGCTTCAGGTTGGTGTTGACGCCGGCCGGCGTCTCATAGCCCGCGTACACCAGCACTTCGCTGATCAGGCCCAGCGTGGACGGCGTGCTGAGGCGCCCGCGCAGGTCGCGCTTGGAGTTGTTGTAGTCCAGGTAGGCGAAGCGAAACTCGTTGCGGGCGTCCAGGATGTGGCGCGGGTTTTCGGCCGCGTTCACTGGAATCTCCACATCCGTGGGCACCATGGGGAAGTAGCAGGGAAACTCGTCGTCGGTGAACTCGAACCCGGCGCCGGTCGTCGTGTTGATCGTCGCCGCGGCCGGGCGCAGCAGCGACAGTCGGCCCTCGTTCTCCATCCACAGCGAGCAGCCGTTGTTTACGTCGTTCAGGCGCGCCAGCTTGTGGCTCGCGACCAGGACCTTGGCTGGGCGCGCCCCCGCGCTGGCTTTGCCGGTGTCCACCTGGATTGCAGCGCCCGCGCGGCGGCACCCCACCAGTGACTCGAAAACGTTCTGGTCGTTGCCGTAACGGTTGGCCCACGGCGCGCGCAACGGCGAGCCGCGCAGACGGCCGTACTGCGCCGGGATCACGGCGTCCAGTGAGTCTTCGGGCGCGTCGAAGAAGTCGGCCCGGGTGACGCGTCGCGAGTCGATCGGCCGGTTCCAGTCGACGCGCTGACGACAATGCAGCGTGAGCGCGTCGGGCCCGATCTCGAAGTCCTGCACCACGCCGCCGAACACCACGAGCGCGTCGGCGATCGACGTCAGGCTGCGCTCCCACAGCGCGACCCACACCTTCGTGCCGGCGTCGAGCCGGTAGCCGTCGCCCGACACCAGGTCGTGGATCGTCCCCGCGGCGATGCCGGGATTGGCCCGCGCCAGCCGCACCGTGCACGTGCAGAGCTGGATGCTCGTCTCCATCCACGCGCCCGGCGCGTTCACGGGCCCGGTGTCGAGCAGCATATCGACCCAGTGCAGGCGCGGATACGTTGAGCCGTCGGGCCCAACGCCAGCGCCGGTCATCACCGCCGAAGACGCCACGTACAGATTTTTCGGCGACGAGCCGCCCGTGTGCGGCATGTAGACCTGGACCAACACGACGGCGTCGCGATGCTTGCGGTTCCAGGCCGCCGAGAACGTCGGAGTGGCCGCCATCTACGGCAGCAACTCCAATCGAACATCCACATTCCAGCGATCATTGGTGCCGTCGGAGAAGGCGTGCACCTCCGTGAGCGCATCGTCCAACAGCAGGTAGTGGTGCAGTGCACCGAACGGGTCCATCAGGAGCATGGGACCCTCGTAGCCGCCTTCGTCGAACACGGTGCGAACCTTGTCCCGTGTGGATGTGTCGATGTTGGTGAACTGCATGCTTAGCTCGCGGCCCCAGTCGCCCACCTCCGTGACGATCGGGATGCCGCCGATGGTGCGTTCGCGAATCCGACGGCGTCGCATCGTGTACTCCGCGCCGGGCGAGTACATCAGCCCCAAGTCACTCACGGTGGCCGATGCCATGCAGTTGCCCAGCGTGAAAGCATTGGTAATGGCATTGAACGAAAAGGCGAGGAATCTCATGTTCTGCCCCGCCCCATTCGACAACTCAAGCCCGACGTTGCGCGGTGCCGCGCGGCTGGCTTCAAACCCCAGGCCCAGCGTGGCAATGGCAGTCCAGGTGCCGGGATTGAACGCCGTCCAGCCCTGCGAGTCGGTGCGCATGTACACAACGCAGCTGGTTGGAAATGCAGCCGTCTTGTGGAGGTTGAGAATCCCCACCATCTTGATGAGCAGGTCTCCTGATCCCGACGCACTGCTCGCCCCCGTCAGGTCCCACAACACCACGTGCGGGCTCGGGGGTGACGTCCCTGTTTGCCACACGGCATAGCGGTCGGGCAGCAGCAAGTTGGTCATCGGGTAGGCGGCCGTCTCGCTCTTAGCAGGGGCGCCGCTGTAGGCGCCGTTCCCGTTGATGAGCGTCGCCACGCCGCCCGGCGTTGTGATCAGCCGGTTGGTGCGGATGAAGCGTGTGGCCCGTGGCGCCATTAGTGTTCTCCAGCGATTTCGACCCGGTCGTGAGCGCGCCGCAGCGAGCCGCTGATGCCGCGGATGTCTGCGATGGCGCTGCGCGCGTCAATCGAATGGATTTCGTACACGTTGGTGATTCGCGGCGGCTCGCGACGTCGCGTTTCGGCGTGGCCGGGTGGGCGCGTTTGTTGAGGGCTGACACGCACCGGCGCCGGCGTGGACGGCATCGCCACGGTCACGCGCAACGACGTGGGTGGCAGCGCGGGCATGCGCACGACGCGCACCGCCGCTGCAACGGCGGGAGTGCCGCGTCGTTCGTCGCGCATGCTGCGCATCAGCCGCTCCAGGCCATCCAGGCGCAAAGACGGCGGCGCGACCGTGGGCCCGGCCAGGCGTGGTGCCGGAATCGGCGCGGTTGGACCCACAGCCGGGAGGCGAAATGCCGCTGGTGATGGAGTGGGTCGGCGCTCCTCGCGCATGCTGCGCATGAGGCGCTCCAACGTCTCCAGCCTCGGCGGGGGCACCGTGACCACTGGCCAGGCCCCGGCGCGTGCGGGCGCAGCCGTGGGCGTCGTCACGTTCACGCGCACGGGAACCGGCGCAGGAGCGGGCGGCGGCGCAGCAGCGGCCCGAGGCGCAGGAGCGGGCGGCGCCGACGCGGTCGCGCGCGCGGGGGCTGGCGCTGGGGCGGTGGGGGGCGCCGCATCGGGCCGCCGTGCATCGGGCGGGCGCGGCGCCGGTGCCGCCGTTCGGGTTCCGCTTTCGGTTGCGGCGTACGGGAGAACAACACCGCCAAGGCCGCGCCCGGCACCTGCCGCAGCGCCTGCCGCAGCTCCGGCCGCGCTCGGCAGTTTGAGTGCGAGTCCAACGAGCGAGAGAAGCAGCCGGAACACGAACGACGCCGCCAGCTTCGCGAACAGGCCCAGGATTTCCGCCACGAGCGCGCGGAAGAACCCACCCATCACGCTCTTGAACGTGGCCCCTTTTTGCAACAGCTCAGCGAACAGCGACGAGAACGCCGCGCCGAGCCCGCTGTGCAGCGTGCGCAGCGACTCCTCGACGATCGTGGTGGTCTCCAACGCCTGGTCCACGAACCGCCGCCACTCTTCGACCGCTTCGCGCGGGCCGAAGATGCGCCGCTTAGCCTTCTCGGACTCGGCCTCGGTGCGTTCCCTCATCTCGGGCAGCGGGGTTCGCCGCAGCCGCTTCTCCTGCTCATCCAGGTCCCGCTTCACCTTCTCCGTGGTAATCTTCTGCATCGCTTCGGCGATGGAGCGGGCGTTCTTCGCGACATCGGCGAAGTCCTCGCGCACCTCGTGCCAGCGGGCGCCGAACTTGTCGGCCAGCGCCGCGAACAGGTCGGCGTTCTTGTAGGCGTCGTGCAGCAGCTGGGGCGTGTGGGCCAGCTCCCGGGCCATTGCACCGAGGCTGATCTGGCCGCGCGCGAACGCCACGCCCAGGTCGGCGGCGCGTCGCCCGGCCACGTCGATCATCGAGCGCAGCTCGGCCATCCGCTGGGCCGCGGCGTCGGTGCGGCGGCCCAGGTCGCCGATGTGCTCGGTCTCTTGCTCGGTCAGCGCGAGCACCGCGCGCCAGTCGTCGCCGAACCGGCGCATAAACGCCTGCACGACGTCCTTGCGCCCCAGCACCTTCTCGGCGACGTCGATGCCGCGCGTGCGCGCGATGGCCTCCAGCTCGGAGCGGGCCCCGCTGAACGACGCGGCGAGCGTGTCCACGTCGGCGGCGCTGGTGCGCAGCAGCTTGGCGCGGGTGATGATGTCGTCAATGGACTTGGCGAACTCTTTCGCCGCCTCGGCCGCCTCGTCGGTCTTGCCCAGGAGGATGTCCATGGCGTCGGCGATCATCTTCGCCAGCTCGGTGTCCGCGCGCACGCCGTGGGTCGTGAGCATGCCGGGGCCGGGTCCGTGATGGTCGTCGTGAGCCGGTTTTGGCTTTTGGTCGAACAACGCCTGAAGTGCGACCCCGGCCGGGCCCAACGCCGACGCAATCGTCCGCGGGAAGCGGAAGTCTTTGTCCTCGCGCGCGAGCTGGCCGAGCAGCCGGTTGATGCGCTCCAACATCGTCGCCACCGCGCCGAGCGGGCCCGTGGCGCCGATCTTGAGGCGATTCGTGAACCCCTGCCATGCCAGCTCGGCACGCGCCACCTGGTTCGCGTAGGAGACCAGCGCGCGGTCGCCCTTGTGCGTGGTGATCACGCCCAGCTCTAGGCCGTCGCGGATGTACCGCTGGAAGCCGGCGCGTCCCTGGATCAGGAGCGGGATGAGCGTCGTGCCCATGCGCCCGCCGAACAGCTCGGTGGCCAGCTTGATGCGCAGCGTGTTGTTCTCGACCTTGGCGAACACGTCGGCCAAGTCGAGCAGCACGTCCTCGGTGCTGCGCAGTTCGCCGCTCGCGGTGCGCGTCGCGATGCCCAGCGCCTTGAGTGCCGCCGAGTCCTCGACGATCAGCCCGGCCAGCTGGCGCATGCCGAAGCGCAGCGACGACACCTCGATGCCCGACGCCTTGGCGGCGAACTGGATTGCCTCCAGAGCGTGTACGCTCAACCCGAGCACCAGCGACTCCTGGTTCAACTTGCGCTGCTCGTTGGCGTACTCCTTGACCGACTCGATGGCCTCGCGGAACTTGTGCGGAATCTCCTCCAAGGTTTCCAGCACCTTGTTGAATCCGGCGAAGACGACGCCGCCCGCGATGCCGCCGACGATGCTGCCGCTGAGTACCTGTTTGAAGTCGGGTCCCAGGTGGTGCTCGGCGGCCTTGCGCAGACGGTCGCCGAACGACTGCGCTTGCTCGCCCGCGTGCCGCGCCGCCTCGCCGGTCTTGCGGAACCGCTCCTCGATCTTCACCAGCCGCTGCTCGGCGCGGTCCAGGTCGGCCATGGTCTTGGCGTTGACGATCGTCCCGGCGAAGGCGCGCCCCTGGTCGCCGCCCTTGATCGCGCGCTGGAACAGGTCGCGCTTGGTTGCCCGGAACAACATGCGCTCGGCCACGGCATCCAGCTCCTTGAAGCTGGCGGCGGCGAGCACGGCGGCGCGGTCGGCGCGGTTGAGCGCCATCGGCAGCAGCTGACCAACGCGGCGCTCGAACTCGGGGATGGCGCCGGACTTCATGCCGGCCACCTGGACGAGGAACTTGTGGAACTGCTCGGTGGTGCGGAACACGCCGCGCTGCATGCCCTGCAGCGACGTGTCGGCGCGTTGGACGCCCGCGGCTGCTCCGTTCAGCGCCGGCTGGAGCCGTTCGGCGGTGCGCGCTACATCGTTGAGCGCGCGCTGCGCCTGTTGGTGGACGACTTCGACGGCGATCTGGACCTTGTTATCCGCCACGTCCTACTCCTCGGCCAGCATCCGCAACGCGGCGCGGATCACCGTCAGCCCCATGTCGCTGCTACCGCCGGCAGCGTCGGCGTGGTCCAACATGAGCCGCTTCAGCCGGATGGCGCCGCGCATCACCGTCAGATCAACCGCCAACGCCTCCAGTGGTCGGAGTCGGCTGGAACGGCTCGGGCCCAGCAGCAGCGTCGAGGGTCGCGTCCCCGTTGCCGAGGCCAGCGTCCACAGCTCCCACGCCAGCGCCGTGGCCCGCATCGCCTCCTCCTCCGTCGTCGCCCCGTGGCCGCTCAGGAAAGCTGACGGCGTCGGCCGTGTCCCCCGTCCATCCGCACACCCGCATGGCTGCCTCGAACAGCAGGCCGCGGTCGTGCGCGCTGAGGTAGCGGCCCGGGATCGAGCCGGCGGGCACGGGATCGGCCCACGAGAACGCCGGCCGGATCAGCGCGTCGTCCCCTTGGAGGAACGTCGTCGCCTCGATCACCGGGGCGGCGTAGCGCAGCATCTCGCGCGCCGCCTTTTCCTCGTCGGGCTCCGGTTGGCCAGCGACAGGCGCCGTAGCCCCGGGCAGCCCGCGCACCAGGTCCACCAGGCGCTCCTCGGCGATGAACTCCACGCCGACGCGCACCGGCGCGCCCGAGACGGTCTTCATGCGCGTCAGCTCGACGTATTCGATGGGCAGCGCGACGTCCGTCGCCCGGGTCACGTCATCCATTGCGGCCCCCCTTCTTGTCAGAAGCCCGACGCCATCGTGGCGAAGTTGTTGTCGCGCACGCGCACGACCATGGCCGAGGCGTCGGTGGTGTTGTACTGGAACACGTACGCCACGCGCTGCGTCGTGGCGGTGAAGCCGGGAATCTCCTTGCTGTACTCGACTGCCGTGGGCGAGGAGCCGGTGATCTGCAGCTCGTAGAAGTTGGCGCCCAGCGCTCCACCCCGGAAGAACAGCTTGATGGGAGTGGTGGGTGTGCCCGCGAGCGCATTGGCCATGAGTGTGTGATCGTTCCACTCTTGCGTCATGGCGATCCGCACGTTGGCGTAGCCGCTGCGCACCGGCGACTCGGCGTTGACCGAGCCGAAGTAGAAACGCGTGGTGTCGTGCGGCACTTCCCACGAGAACTCGAAGTCACGGATGCGGATATCGGCAAGCGTGTTGCCCGAACCGTCGCCGAGATTGCCCGACGTCAGCAGCAGGTGGTGGTAGATGATGCCGCGCGCCGTGTCCACGGTGGCCGGGGTCATCGGAGTGGTGTTGGCCGTGGCGCTCTTCGCCACCACGTCGATGTCGGCCAGGAGCATGGCGTTGTCGCCGGTGCCGGCCGTGCCGGCGATGCGGAAGCTGGTCAGGAAGCACCCGACCAGGCGCGTCACCTTGCCGGAGGGGACGTCGCCCCAGGAAATCTCGATCGTCCAGCTGTCCAGCGACAGCGCCTCCTTGAAGGTGTGGTCGCCGGATACGCTCGCCTCGGACACGGCGAAGGTGTAGGTCGGCAGCAGCATCTTCCACAGGTGCTGGCTCTTCGAGTAGTTGACGCGCACCCGAAAGCTGGCGGTCGCGTACTGGCCGCCCTGGCCGATGAAGCGCGGCGACTGCGCTACGTTGTTCATACTCGGGTCGGTGATCGTGCTCAGGTTGCCGTTGACGCTGGCCGTGACCAGCTCGTAGCGGTTGGTGGCCGCGGACGGCGCGGTGCCGTATATGGTCTCCTTGGCCAGCTGGAGGAAACTCTTGTGACCCAGGCCGACTACGGTTCCCATCTCCTACGCTCCTTCCATGTGCTTCCAGTCGTAGACGGCCTCGAATACCACTGTGGCGATGCCCAGGCCCGCGCCAGCCCGCTCCATCGCCTCCTGCTGCGGTTCGTAACGCTGAGGGTAGATCGACGCAACCACCTCGCCCAGCGACTCGTTGACGGCAATCGCCCGCACAACGTCACGCGCCACCTCGTTCAGCTGCACCTCGGCGTCCTTGCCGTCCACGATGATGTGCACGCCGATGTGTATGGTGCCGAGGTGCCCCGTCGCCCACGGGCGCGTGTCCTCCCAGTCGAGCACCTGGACCGCGAGCAGGGGGCGGCTGCCCAGCGTCAGATCGCCGACCAGCAGGCCGCGCTTCACCGTGCGCGGGCTCGTGCGCCAAGCGCTGGCGTCGCGGGCCGAGTTGATCTTGGCGAGCAGCTCAACGATTTCGTCGGCCACCTGGTTGGCGCGCGATCCAGTGGCGAGCGCCATCACTTGCCTCCGCTCAGGATGGCGACGCGGGCGGTCGCGCGGGCGAACGCGTCGCGGATCGCCCGCCGGTTGCGGTCCAGCGCGGCGGCGAACATGCGCCGCGGGCGCAGCGTGACCGAGCGGACCAGCAGGTACAGCGGCGTCAGCTTCTTGCCCTGGCGCAGCATGATCCACAGGCCGCCCTTCTTGCCACGCAGCAGGACGGTATCGGGAATCTGGCGCGCGCTCATGCCGGCGTAGCGGTCCACCCCGGCGCCGGTCTGGGCGTGACGCGTCGGGATGCGCAGCCACCGCCCGCTGATCGTCACGCCCAGCTCGTGGGCGCGCACGTGCGTGAGCGCCGATCCGACGACGCCGAGCAGCGTGCCGGCGGTGTCGAACACGCGCGCCGTGACGCTGCTGCGGGTGTTGCCGCTGCGCACGCCGAGCGCATCACCCTTCGCCCCGGTGACGCCGAACAGCGGGTGACGCCCCTTCTTGCCGGTCAGGCTGTGCCGCTTGACGTCGCGCTCGATCGTGCGGACCAGGCGCTCCATGGCCACCGCCGTCGTCGGGCGCACCGCTGCCGCGCCGCGGTTCAGGCGCGTTACCACGGCGCCCACGCCGGTCACGCGGAGCGGGCTCACAGTACCCGCCGAAACGGGCCGAGCATCTGCGCGACGTCGCGCGGCATGGCCACATCGAGGAACGTCACGCCGCCGGTCGCCACGTTGATGCCCATGGTGCGGCCGGCGCCCGAGTCCTGGTCCATCCACATACACTGGACCAGTCGCAAGCACGCCCCCTGGAGCGCCTGGAGCTGGTGGTCGTGGGTGCCGGCCAGGTAGCCCGCCGTGTAGTCGAGGAGAATGTTGCGTTCGCCGCGCGGGAAGGTGTCGTTGGGCAGCGTGATCACGCCGCCGCTGGTGTGGGCACCGGTCGTGTCGAGCGCGGTGAGCGTCGTGCCGTCGGCCTCGACCGAGTGGATAGCGGTGACGGTCGTGACCGGCCACTGGCGCGCCGTGATCCACGAGCCGCCGGTGCCGTCCAACCGCTCGTCGGTGTAGCTCTGGGACAGGAGCCGACGTCCCGTCCAAACGTAAATCCACCCGGTGGCGTAGTTCAGCACCCGGCGGATCATCTCGTCGTCGCTCTCGTCGTCGCGCTTCAAATATTCGCGCGCCTGGTCGAGAGTGGCGAGCAACTGCGGCAACGGCGTGGCTTCTGTCGGCATACCGGTGTGACGTTACGGGTCGGAGCCGCTTCGGCGTGTTCGGGGGCCGCGCCCGAGGGCACGCCTCCACGGCCCGACCCTTCTATCCTCCAGCGGTTGAAGCGCGCGGCCTAGTAGTTCTTGTCATACCAGAACACCAGCAGCCGCCACGAGGCGGTCGAGTCGGTGCATTGGATGTTGCCGGCCGAGGTGATGGACGTGGTCGCCGACAGGTCCACGAGCGTGTCCGCGAGGACCTCCTCGCCGGTGCCGTTGATGCCGAGCACGGCGAGCAGGGTGTCCTCCGTGGCGATGCCGGAGATGGCGATATTGGTGTCCGCGGTGGTCCCGGTGACGACCGCCACCTTAAGGCCACGAATCTCCTTCAGGATCGCGCCGACGTTGTTGCTGCTGCTGCCGACAATCTCCGGGTTGTTGGTCCGGTCGAGAATCTCGGCAATGGTGCGCAGGGCCATGCGTTGTCCTCCGTGTTGCCGAGCCGGGAACCTACTTCGCGCGCCCCTCGAAAAGACGCCTTTCGGTCCCCGGCCGGCGCTCCAGGGTTACAGGATCGAGTGCACGGCTCCGACGTGCAGGTTCGCGCTCGCGGTCGGCACGGTGAACGGCTGGAAGTCCTGCCGACTCGACCCGACGAACACCACCTGGTCCGTTTCCATGTACAGCTCGGTGCTGCCGCGCACGGTCGCGGCTCGCCGCTGGCCGAGCGCCCACAGGTCGCGGTGCACGTACAGCACGAGCCCGCGGGTGTTGTTGGCCGCCGTCGCCGACGTCTTGCCGGTGTTGGCGGCGTTGTTGGTCTCGGGCACGAACTCGCTGACGATGACCGGCGAGCCGACGAGGCTCGCGATCTGGCCGTTGAGGATCGTCGCCTGGGGGCCGAACTTGTCGAGCGTGATCACCTCGGCCAGCCGCATGATCGACTTGAGCCCGTGGTAGTTGACGATGAAAGCGCTGCGGCCCGGCTGGTTGCCGTAAATCTTCATGTGCCCCTTCATGTCCCAGATCATGTCGGTCGTGAGCGCCGCGCCGCCCGCCGAGACGAACGGCAGGTAGGAAGCGACCATCGTCGGGTAGCGCCGCAGTCCGTGCCACGCCGCCTTGGGCGAGTCGGTCGCGATCTGCGGCAGGTCCATGTCGCGGACCGTGTCGCCGTTGATCAGCGCGTCCTCGATCGCCCGCGCCAGCACCTTGGCGATGTTGCCGACCAGGAACGGCGCCACCGCGATGATCGAGTCCTCCAGCAGCTCGGCCGACGCCAGGGTGCGGACGAAGAACTTCTTCGCCGTCCACGTGGTCTTGCCGAACGTCGCCTCGCTGGCCGGGTACTTGGTGGCGGTGTCCGACGTGGACTCGCCGACGAAGTAGGCGACGGTGTCGGCCGTCAGCAGCGGCCACTCCAGCGTCTTGCTGGTCATGGTGAGCGACGGGAACAGCGCCGCGACCCGCAGCTGCTCCTGGACCAGGTCGAACAGGTTGGCCGACAGCACCACGGGCACCAGGTGGCCGCCGGCGGTGGTGGTGCCCTCGTTCAGGGCCCGGTGAATCTCGCCCATGATGCGCTCGTACTCGGGCCACATGCGCAGCGTCTTCATGCGCACGGCGGGCGAGCCGAGCCGGGCGTAGGCGCTGTCGCGATTGGCGGCGAGCAGCTGGTCCGTCACCAGGAGCACGTCGTTGAGGTGTTGGGCCTCGGCGAGCGTGTCCATGGTCGCCCGCTTGCGCGGGTCGTCGGCCAGCCGACGCACGCCGGGGAGCAGGCCGGGAACGTCGCTCATGTGCGCCGCGGCCAAGCTGACCAACTCCGAGGGCTTGAGCGCCATGAGGTTGAAGTAGGTCGGATCGAGGCCCGGCATGTCCTCCGGGACTTCGAGCCGCATCGCGGCCTTCTGGATCAGCAACCGCTCGTCGCCGGCGCCGGTGCCGTTGGGTCCGCCGGTCGCCTTGAAGGCGGTCTCGATCGCCGACTGACGCGCGACCAGCGCCTTCAGCTCCTCATCGACCTTGGCGTGATCCTCGGCCGAGACGAAGCCTTCCTTCTCCCGCTCGGCCAGCACGTTGATGCGGGCGGCGATGTCGGCGACGGTCTTCTTCAGACCTTCGGCGGTCTTGTCGTCATGGACTACGGGTTCCACTCGCCCCATGGGGGTGCGACTCCACTTCGAGGGGCGGGTCGGTACGGCGGCCAGGAAAAAAGGGTGTGGCGGGCTAGGTCTTCTGCAGCCACTCCTCCAGCGTCATCGGTGCAGGCGCCACGCGTTCGGGGTCGGGCGCATCGGGCATGGCGATGCTCGCTGCCACGCCGGGGTCGAGCCGCTGCGACCGCAGCTTGGCGCCGTCATGCGGCGCGAACTGGTCGAACACGAAGTCGGTCTCGGTCTCGCGACAGCGGTCGGCGCGCCAGTCATGGTCGCGCACCCACCGTGCCGCGGCGGCGCGAGTGTCGAACCGCTCGCGCGACATGACCAACGCGTGCACGTTGCCGCGCAGGCCGAACTCGACCTCGCCGAAGCCGGCCCACCGCTCGCCGGCGGCGACGCCGCGCTTGAAGCCGCCGACGTCCGACCACAGCAACTGGGCGCCGCGCCGGGCCGCGAAGGGATCGGGCCGCGAGTTGGCCTTGATCCCGGCAGCGCCGTCCACTGGCAGCTCCGCAGCTCCGGCCACGGCGCCGTCGGGCACGAACGTGGCCGTGTCTTTCTGGCCGCCGCGGTACACGTGGCTGCCCTCCAGGACCGCCGTGATACCGGAGAACTCGAACTCGCAGATGCCACCCTTGTACACGTCGCCCGGTACGTGGCGACACATCCAGATCGGCTCGTGGCACTCGGAGCAGTCGGCCCCGACGCAGCGCCAGCCGATGCTGACCTCGCGCTGGATGCCGAGGTCGATGCGCCGCGTGATGGCGTTGCCGATGTCGTCGGCGGGGATCGCGTACAGGCACTTGACCCAGTTGCTGTCGCGACGCGGAACGTTGGGGCGCGGGATCGCCGTTCGCTGTGCGGCGACGAACACCCCCTGGGGCAGCGTGCGGTAGTCGTGCGCCGCCATGACCGGGGCGCCCGGCGTCAGCTCGGCGATCTCGTCGAGCGCTTCGACGCTGAAGCGCGAGTAGTAGTAGTCGCGCGCGCTGTTGCACAGCAGCATGCCGCGCACGTGATACTCCTCGGGGGCGACGGTGCGCTTGGCGAACGCCTGCACCTGGGCGTGGTATTCCTGCTTGGCCTCGCGCTCGAAACCATCCTCCAGCGCGAACTCGCCGCCGTAACGCATGTCGCGCGGCAGCAGCCGCGTCAGGATCATCGCTCGAACCTCGGCGCGGCCACGCGCACGCGCGAACCGCACACCTCGCACGCGACCACGAACTCGTCCTCGCGCAGTCGGCACGGATGACCGCACGACGGGCACTTCACTGCCTTGGCGTCGCCGCTCGCGACCGGGGGCGGAACGTTCTTCTTGTCATCGGGCACTCAGGAACTCCTCCACGGTCAGCGCGTGGGCGCCGTTGCCGTTGGTATGCTCCCCGTGTCTCTCCGCGAACCCGCGGCGCGGACGCCCAACGCGGCGCGAACGTCCCACAACAGGCAGCACAGTGCAACGACAGTTGATAACGTTTTCGGCCGAGCCGGACGGGTCGCCGGGGAAGTCGAGCGCCTCGCCGCCGACGGTGAACGGTTGGTCGAGGGGAACGATCTGGCCTTCGGCGTCGGCGTGGGCATCACGCACCACCTCGTCGCCGGCAGTCAGCCATTCCTTCGAGTCCACCACCTCGCTCTGGTCCCAGGCGGCGACGGCACCGAAGTTGTAGGCCGGCGTGGTCTCGGTGCGGGCGATGGTGACGGCATTGGCGCGGCGCCCACCGAACACGTCCCGCACCCGCGCGACCAGCTGGGCCAGCGACTCGTTGCGGCCCAACCCCTCGGCCAGGGTTTCGCGAAGGGCGGCGCGCGTGGTCTCGTTGACGTGGGTCACGGCGCCCGCGGCCTTGGTTTCGACCCAGCCGGCCACCGGGCGCGCCGACACGTCGAACAGCAGGTCCAGGCCCAACTCGGCCAGCGCCTCGGCCCCGGCGTCGGCGACCACGGCCCGGATCAGCCGGCGCACCAGCCGCCGGTCGGCCTCGATGTCGAGCAGCAAGTCGTTGACGTTGACCACGCGGCGGTCGCGGCCGCCCTGCTCGCGCAGCCGGACCAGCACGCGACGCTCCTGCTCGGCAAACAGCCGACGGAACCCGCGCGCCATGCGCCGGGCATGGAGCGTTTGGAGCCGCGACGCGCGCACGCGCAGCGACTCCCGGCGGTCGCGCCCGCGGGTCAGCGCCGCCGCCGTCCCGTCGCCGGACTCCTTGTCGGGCTGGTCGTCGCCCGAAAGCGGCACGGGTTGGGCGGCGGCAGCGGCTTCGGCCAACTCGTTGTCGAGCGCCAGCTGGCTCTCGGTCGTCATGTTGATGGGCACCAGCAGCTCGCGCGTGGCGGGGTCGTCCAGCTCTTCCAGCTCCATCTCGTCGCGGATTTCGGCGCGCGTCATCACCGGGCCGCCGGCGATCTCGGCGTACGACTTGGCCCGGGCCAGCCGCGACTCCTGTACGGCGGCCGCCTGGCTGTCGTCGAACTCACATTCAACGCCGGGACCGAACTCGCCGGTGCCGAGCAGGCGTTCGTTCATCGTGGACGACACGCGCCGCAGGATCGGCAGCACGGCGTGCTCGTGCATGAGCGACCGCGCCACGCTGGCGACGTCGCTGTTGAGGCCGGACCCTTGGACCATGCCCGCCATCATCGGCGGCAGCTTGTACACGCGCAGCATGTCCTCCAGCGTGAGCCGGTGGTTCTCGATGAAGGCCATCTCCTGCATGTTGAGCCCGGCCCGCACGTATTCGAGATTGCGCGGCAGCAGCACCATGCGCCAGGCGTTCTCGGGCCCCTCGAAGCGTGACTCGATCTCCCTCTGCAGGCGGTTGCGCTCGTCCGGCTCGATGGCGAACTCGGTGCGGTAGTGACCCGCGACCATGCCGCCGCGCGCGTAGAACGCCTCCATGAAGCGGCCGGCGTTGTGCTCGGTCGAGTAGCGACGCTGCAGCGCCTTGAGCGGCGACAGCCCGACAATGCCGTGGTCGGGGTCGTACATGCGGAACTGGACGATCTGCTCGCGCGGCACCTCGACGTCGCTCGCCCCGCTGCGAATCAGGTAGTGGGAGACGGTGCGGCCGCGGCCCGCGACCGGCGACACCGAGTTGGGCGGGATCATCCACAGCTGCTGGATGGTCTTGGTGCCGAGGTAGTCCTTGAACAGGTAAGCGTTGCCGTGGATCAGCAGGTCGCCCACCAGCTTCTCGACCAGCTCGTAGGCGGTGTCCTCGCTGTTCGCGGCAGCCCACAGGTCGGCGATGCCGAGCGGAGCGCCGAGCGCGGGCCGGCGTCCGGCGGGCGTGCGCTCGATCTCCTCGTACTCGTCACCGCGCACGGTATAGAAACGCAACGGCAGCGACGCCACGGCGTCCTGAATGATCGACACGCAGAAGTGGATGCCGGGCAGCAGGCGGTACGCGTGCGGGAACTCCAGCGCCTCGGGCGGCAGATACCAGGGACGCCCGATCGCCCAGGGGTCGGCATCGGGAAGGCGGACGCGACCCCTGACGGCGCGGGCGAAGCTGAAGGCGAGGCGCGCCAGCGACTGGCGCAGGGACAACGGGCTACTCCTCGTCCGGCTCCGGTTCGGGTGGAGGGGTCGGCTCGGGGGCGGGGGGTGCGGGCGGGTCTTCGTGTCTCATGTCGTCGTCGTGCTCCCAGCGAGGGGCAGGGATGCGGTGTACGCGTGCACGGCCGGGATGGAACCGCTGAAGATGGTGTGGACCCATGCGTTGCCGTCGAACCACTGCATCAGCGTCGAGCTCGACCAGTATATCTGGGCGGCCGGGCGCCCGGGCTCGCGCGCAATGGCGCGCAGGGTCAACTCGGCCTGCATGGCGCGGTACTGACGACGGATGCGGTGGCGGGCGCGCCGCTCGCGCTTGGTGGCCTGCTTCATTCGCGGGCGATCGCCGACAGAACCAGGTCGGCCTCGTTGTGCACGTGGTCGGCGTTCAGCTTCAGGTTGAAGCTCGGCACGGTGTCCTCGAACACCTCGCTCGGCACGACCAGCTTCACTTGGACGGTGCGCTCGTTATTGTTCAGGCGCGACGGCTTGCTCTTGACCAACCGCGTGATGCCGTTGGGCGTGAACACCAGGAACGCCGTCATGTTCAGCTCCCACTTGCCCGGCGCGATCCAGCGTTTCGAGCAGTGTTCCGAGTAGCGGCCCACGGTCAGTCGTCCTCGTCGTCGAGCAAGTCGCGCGACCGGCGCTTGGGCACCGGCTCGAACAGCGTTGCGACCTGCATCTCACCATGCGCTGCGACCGTGTGCAAGAGGTAACGCACGGCGTCGAGGCCGTGGTCGCTCGCCTTGCGCGGCTCCTCCTTGGGCGCCTTCTCCGAGGCTGGCTTGACCAGCTTCGGATAGCGGTAGGCCGGCATCTCGTCGGCGGTGCCCATGATCAGCCGCTCGGCCTCTAGGTACGGATCGGACTCGACGGTCGCCTTCTGGACGATGAACAGCCGCTCGGCAGCGAGCAAGTTGTAAACGGTTTGCACGCCGCTCGTGACGTCCTTGACGGCGGGGTAGGTCGGGAAGCCGGCCGCGTCGAGCGTGGCGCGGTCCTCGGCATCATGGTCGCTGACGCTGAGGCTGACGGGAAGCCGCGGCCACGGCTCGGTCAGCTCGGGCTCGGTGCCGTTGCGGCGACACGCTTCCACGTGGGCGTCGAGGCAGGAGTTGATCGTGTCCACCTCGCGCTGCTCCAGCAGGCGCATCTGGGCGGCGTGTTCGTTCACAGTGCGATGGCTCATATAGATTTCCCGATACAGCCACCAGGCGCCGCTCGGGTCGCGCGCCCACCATTGGCACACGAACGGATTGACGTAGCCGAAGTCGATCGCGCGGTAGCGGCGCCAGCTGGGCGGCGGGAACCAGCCCCACCGGCGCCACGCGTCGGGCTTCTTCGGGTTGTGCACCAGCGGGTTCCAGTTGTCGTAGACCTGGCCCTCGTACGCCACCCACAGGCCATCGACGTACCGCATGCGGTAGCGGCCGCTCATGCGGGCCAGCCGCATCTTGTAGTCGTCGGGCAGGTTGTCGTAGTTGTCGGCCTGGCCCGACACGATGCATTCGCCGTGCAGGTGGTGCGTGTACTCCAGCGAGCCGTCGGGCCGCACGCGATCGAGCCGGTGCCAGATGCGATGGGTGCCCCGGTCGGGACGGAAGCGGCGGAACAGGAAGTGGTCCGGCGAGTCCGGGTTGCATGCCCCGCCCAGCTGGCGGTACGGGCCCACCTTGTGGCGCAGGCGGCCGCCGATCGCCTCCCACTCCTCCTCGTCCAGCTCCTCGCACTGGTCCACGTAGGCGGCCGTGTAGGCGCCCGACCGCGCGCGCCCCGGGTTGTCCAGGCCGACGACGATCAGCTCGCTCTTGTTCGGGTAGAACAGCGTCGAGCCGCCGTCGGCCCCCGGCGCCCAGCCCTTGGCGATGTACTCCGGGTGCACCACCTCGTCGAGCAGCGTGCGCAGCGTCGTGCCGCCGATGTGGGCCCGCTGCTTCCGCGCAAGCACAACGCGCGCACCGGGATAGACAAGGCACAGCCAGTGGGCCTTCTCGCACAGCACGCGCGACTTGCCCTTGCCGTAGGCGCTGCTGATCAGCACCTCGGGGGCTTCGCTGCGCATGAACATGGCCTGCACCAACGAGTTCGGGCGGAAATAGCTGGTGGGATCGGCCGGAGGCGAGTCGGCCGGAGGCGCGGGCGCCGCCTCTCTCATATCAATCTCCTACACTGATAGAAGCTAAGACTTCCCCCTGCGCCCGCAGAACTAAATGCAGCATGTTTCCGCTCTTACGATCTTGCAAGGGGGGACGCGTACGATTTAGCAAAGGCCGGACATTGAACTGATTTCTTTCCCCAGACCAAGGGCCCGGACATTCAAGACCGAGCACGAGTGGCTGAGCGGTGGGTGAAGACCCACGTGTCCAGGCCGTCATCGGCCGCGGCGAAGTCGGTCAGGTCGTAGAAGGCGGTGCCGCGGCTCGGGCAGGGATGGGCCAGCTCGATGGAAGGCGGCGGCTGCTCGTCGCTGTAGAGCACGAGCCCGTCTTGCGGGCCGCGGATGAACACGGCCCGGTGATGCACGTAGCTACCCCCGCGCCAGAAACGCAGTATCACGCGGCGGCACAATGACTTCCTTCCCCACGGTCGAGCCGTCGTTGACGCCCGGGCACACCGTGCCGGCCAGCCGGCGCCAGCGCCCGCGCGGCACGACCAGGGGCAGCTCGATGTCGCCGGCGTTCACGGCCACCATGCCGCCGCTGAACCGCCGGCACCACAGCGCCCCCTGCGTGTAGGCGGGCACGGTCGGCTCCCCCAGCCACGGCGCATCCGCGTCGCAGCCCAGGTACTCGTCGGCCCACCAGTCGTGCTGGCCCCCGAGCGCGGGCACATCGCTCGGCGCGTACACGCTGGCGGCATCGGTCAGGCAGGCCGAGCCCGCCACGAACCGGAGCGCGCGCTGCGAGTCGGGCGCGGTCCAGGGCTCCGACACAAACCCGCCGGCCTTCTCGCCGTGCCCCGCGAATAGCAAGTTCATGCGCGGCTTGCGGTAGGAGTCGATCATGGCGCCGCCGGTTGGGGCCCGCATCACGGCGTCCCAGTCGGCCCCCGGCCAGCTCCACGGGAAGTGCTCGCGCATCCAGCCGTTCAACTCGTGGAGCGCGCACGGGTTGTCGGCGCCGCGGCCCGAGTTGGCGATCAGCGTTTTGCTGCCGGCCAGCGTGCGCAGCCCGCGCGCGAACTTGTGCAGCGCCCGGTCCCAGAGCATCGGATCGTCGCCGGCCGGGGCGCGCGGCGGCAGGCCGTCCATGTACAGGCCGTGCCATTCGGGCATGCGCAGCAGCTCGCCGTAGATGCGCAACAGCCCCTCGACGTAGCCCGCCACGCCCAGGTCGGCGTGCCCATCGGGACGCAGCGCTCCCGTCTGCTCGGCCAGCCGGCGGAAGCGGACGTAGTACACGGCTGGATCGGCCGAATCGGGGTAGCTCCATGTGCTGATGGGCATGACGTAGCAGTAGCGCTTTTGCTTCGGACGCGCCGCTACCAGGGCGGCCAGGATGTCGCGCCGTCCATCGCACAGCGGCGTCGGCGGCAGCGCCACGATGGGCCAACGGGCGAACGCCGCCAATGCCTCGGGGACAATCGGCGTGCCGTAGCCGGTGGTGAGCGGGCGCCCGGGCCCATCAAGCCCGGCGTACAGCAGCGGGCGCGGGTAGCCGATCACTGCATGTGCTCCGGCTCGGCGCCGTTGCCTTCGTGCTCAGCCGCGGGAGGGTCGGGTGGCAGACCTGCAGGTTCCCACCCCCGCAGGTCGTACAGCTTCACGGGGAAGTCGCCCTGCATCTTCTGCTCGGTCATGCGCGGCTGGCCGAACCGGTCGTGCAGGTTCTCGGCCGCGCGGTTGCGGTCGGCGGCGTTCGCCCCTGGCACCAGCCCGCGCAGACAGTCGATCCAGTAACGTGTCGCGAGCAGCAGCGCGTTTTCGCCCAGCTCCTTGGCAAGCGCCACCTGTTTGGCGCCGAGCCCTCGTCCCCTACCCATGGTGCGGGCAGCATAGGACGATTCTTTCGACTACGCCAGGACTTCGCTCACGCGGGCGTCTGTAGTCAATCACGTCTCCTCCCCACGGGCGCGCGGCTCCTCGGGCTGCGGGGCGCGGGCTCGGATGCGCTCTCGGTACGCGCGGTTATATAGGCGATGGCACTCTGGACAGACGCGACGCGTGAGGCCGTTGCGACCGGGCTTCGTGGTCGTGAGGGGATGCCCGCGTCTACACGTCGGCCCGTTGTGTTGGTGCCGCCCTTTCGCCGAGCAGTCACGCATGTTGTCGCTTCTGGTGCCGATGAATAGGTGGTCCGGGTTCACACACGCGCGATTGTCGCAATGATGGCAGACGTCCATGCCGCCGGGAATCGGGCCGCGCGCAAGCTCCCATGCACGCCGATGTGCTCGCTGGTAGATACAGCGCTGGCCCTCGCGGCGGACATAAGCGCGGCCATAGCCACTCCGGTAGCGCCACGATAGCCACGGCCAGCATCCCGATGGGTCGCTGCGGTCGGCGTACTTCCAGAAGTCCGTCATATCTCGTTCGCCATCGCTCTCAGGCGCGCCGCACCGTGAAGTAGATTCAACGTTTCGGCCTCCCCAAAGGCTCGCTCTAGCTCTGCGGCACCGGCTTCCAGCGCCGCCCGCCGCACCCTCGCATCGTGCTCGGCGGCGCGCTCCGCTCCGCTGGCGGTCGAGACGCGCTCGATTGCGTCAGCCGCCTTGCAGCACGGGCAGTCGCAATCGTCATCGTCGGGGTGCTCACAGCGGAGCGTGAGGTACGGCGAGAGCTTCACGGCCGTCACCAGCGCCGCGACCTCTGCCTCGCGCTGCCGCAGCGCGCCGCGTAGCTCGTAGATGCTGCGGTTGGGGTCGCACTCCCCCGCGTACTGATGGCGGTCCACGCCGAGCGCATCCGCGCAGACGTTGATGAACTCCTGGGGCGACAGCGTGTCGGCGCACACTGCGATGTTCCGCAGGGCGATCCGAGCATCGTATAGGTCCAGGCACAATCGAGTGCCTTCCATGCGCGTAAATAGGTGGGGGATGCCCGCCGGGCTTGATTCAACCCAGGACGCAATCTCGGCATCGGTGACACGGAGTCCGGTATCGCTACTTGTTGATTCCATCGCTGATCCCCTCGTTCTCCATCGTGGCCTTGACTCCGGCGAAGCACCCAGCGCGGTAGGCCGCCGCCCACTGCTGCTCGATCAGGTCGGCGAGGCTGGCTTCCTCGGGAACGTTGTTGCCGGTGCCGCTCCAGATGAGGCGCCCCCTCGCGTCCCTGGCGCGCGGCAGAGCCAGCCACTCCCGCGCCAGGCGTTCGGCGTCGGCGCGGGTCCGCGTGTTGGGAGGATGCGCGGCCCCCATTACGGCATGCTCCCGGCTGGCGCGTAGGGCATCTCGTTCGGGTTCCTGGGGATAAACCTGCTGCGCTTCATGTGTGGCATCACCTCCTGTCGGCGAGCGGAGCGCGGCGTCGATCTCGCCCACCAGCGCCATGTAGCCGTCGATGCGGGGGCTGGGAGCCGGTGCATCGCCGATGTCCGCTCCGTTGTCATTTCGCTTCCTCCTTCGCTTCCTTCAACATCGAATCCAACGCCCGCGCCGTCAGCACGGCGTCCATCGTCTCCTTGGCCGCCGCCAGGGCCGCACGCGTCGCCATTAGGCCAACATCGGTCACGCCCGCTGCGTTGTCGATCACCCGCTCACCGCCCACGAATGGCGCGAAACTCGCGGCGGCGACCGTCATCTGCAGGTCCGTCGTTGCGTACGTCCGCACCAGCGCGCACGAGGCCCAATACAGCCACGCGAACGCCCACTCGTCCACCTGCACCATGCGCGTGTCGTCGCTCACGGGATGCGCACACCCAACTCGCGCAGCACGCGCTGCAGCTGGTTGTACGCCTCGGCCGACATCCTGACCCGCAGGTTCAGCTCGATCACCATGGGCGGATCGACGCGCAGCGAATACTCATAAAGGCGCCCGAACATCTCACGTAGGATGCTCTCCATTTCGGCCCGCGTCGGACGATCGGCGACCGCTCGCAACGTAGCGTCCGCGTCCACCTCGTTCGTGTTCACCGTAAGGTCAATGCCCACCTCGTTCACCCTCGTCCACGCCATGTTTCCTCCTCCGCTTGGGGCTCCACGGGCCCACGATCGCGTCCCACCCCTGCAGCGCCGCCATCTCGCCCAGCCGCTCGATGTCCTCCTTGCCCACGGCGACCAGCACAATGCCGCCCGCCGCCCGCACCCGTTCCAACCACGCCCGTTGCTCCGGGCGCAGCGACCCGCCGCCCGCCTTGACCTCGACCTGCACGATGCGGCCACCCGGCGCGATGCCGCCGACGTCGGCGATGCCCGGCTGCGGCGCGCCGTGCATGCGCACCTTCACCACGCCCGGGCCCGTTCGCTCCAACACCGTGAAGGCGGGCATGTCGTTCTGCTTCCAAGCCATGACGCCGATCTTCTGCAGCGCACGGATCACCTCGCGCTCGACGCGGCGCCCCTCCTTGCGGCTCATCGACCGGTGCGCGCCGAGCGGAAGTAGCCTGGCCTCGGGTACATGCGCAGGTTCCACCTCGGCACCGGCCGTCCCTCCACCGCGCGACCCGTGAGGATCGCCTGGTAGATCGGCGCGACGCGATCGAGCATGCAACCGATTTCCGAGCCGGGCGCGATTGCCTGGTTCTTTAGCGCCGTGCGCCAGAACGCTTCGGCCGCCTGGAACAGCAGCACAAGGTCGTCCTCGGAGATTTCGACGTTCATTCGCCCGCCCCCGCCAACACCATCAGCGCGTGTTCCTCCATCCACACCCGCTCCACCATCGCCAGGTCGGGACCCCATACCATGAGAAAATCGGGACCCGCGCGGCGCACGTGGGCCGGGGCCCACGACACCAGCCGCCAGCGCTTCACCCTGCCCGCCCCATCAATGTCCCGTGGCGCGGGCCACCACTCGACCTCGGCGCCGTTGGGCGCGGCCTGACACAGCCGCACGCACGCCTCCTTGGCTTCGCTCGGCCACGCGTCGAAGTCTGTCATCGGTCGATAACCCAGTTCGTCACGTTGGACCGGCTCATCCAGTTCGAGGCCCGCCCTGATCGGCGGTAGCTCCGCCAGCAGCTGCACCACCACCCGTGCTTTCTTCATTGCCGCGCCCCCTGGCGCCAGCGCCACACCGCCAGCGCCGGCAAGAACGCATCACGGTACAGCTCCTCGATCGCTTCCGTGCCTTTCAACGACAGCGGGCCCAACGTCGCCACGTCCGGCGCCACGGGCAGGTGCACGACCATCAGCGCATCGACCGGGTCGCCGCCCTCGCGCAGCGCCGTCGCGTAGGCCGCCGCCTGCACCATCGCCGTGCTGTAAAGCCGGCGCCCGCTCTTGAAGTCCACGACCGTGCGTCCCAGGCCCTCGATCTCCAGGTAGGCATCGAGCGTTCCGGCGTAGCCCGCCTCGCCCGCCACGGTCAGCTCGGTCGCCAGCGTCACGGGCCGCACGTTGCGCAACCACTTGCCGAACTCCGTCGCGGCATGGCGCAGGTCCACGTCGTAGCTCGGCTGCGGCCCCTGTTTGCCGTCCAGGCCCCACGCGATCAGCCGATGCAGCCGCTGGCCCGCCGAAGCCGCCGCATTGCGCACCTCATCGCAAGCGAGCGGCTCGTATCGCGCGGCGTTCTTCAGGCGCAGCACGAGGTTCACCAGCACCGACTCCGTGGCGACGCCCGCCTGGCTCAACTGCGCGGCGGCCTCGTGCGACTTTTCGATGTGGCCCCTGAACCGTTCGCGCTCCAACTCGACGGCCCACCTGAGCCCCGGTCCCTGGTCCAGGCACTTGACCACCGACGTCACCGCGGCCCGTTCCTCGCCGCTGTCGCGATGTACGTACACGCCGCGCGGCGCGTCCTTCACCCACGGCGATTCGCCCTGCAATGCCTGCAACGTACGGCGTGGGGCGTCGTTCATGGCTCGACGCCCCCGATCAGGGCGCGCTCCAAGCGTTCGACCAAGTTCGCGCGCGCCCTGATGCCAATCAGCTCCCATTTGTCAGGCGTGCCTATAGCGAACAGGGCCGGGACGTCGCGGTCGGGCAGCTTGACCGTGATGCACGCTAAGTGTCGATGGCTCGGGCATTCATCCAGGCCCTGGTTGCACCTGACGTTCATGCCCGGGAACTCCTCGTCCAGCTCGCGCTGCACTTCCTCCCGTGTTTTCATTTCGCGATCGCCCCCAACGTGCTCTCCGCGACGAACTGCTTCGCGTCGCGGTACATTTTCGTCCAGCTGACTCGGTGCCCAAGAGGGGTCGCAGCCACCACAGTCAGTGTTTCGCCCTCACCTGCGAACATGGAAATGCACGCGGCGTGATAGCCCGAAGGGCACGGCTGTGTCGCGACGACGGGCCCTCCGAACTCTTCCTCCAGCCTACGCAACGCCTCATCCTTCGTCATCGTTCCCTCCACGCGTCGCCCATGCCGCGGTAGCGTTCGATCTCCGCCGACTCGATCTCCGGGTGCAGCTCGCGGCACGACTCCAGGTAGTCCGCCACGACGCTCGGCGTCCACTTGCGCGCCAGAATCAACGCGACCAGCTCGAAGCGCATCGCGGCGTAGGCGTCGCGGCACAGCGGCGCCGACATCCAGCTCGGCTCTTTCGCGACGACGGCCCGTGAAGGCGGCAACGGCAACAGCGGTTTGGTGATCACGGGTTCCCCTTTCGGAGCCTCGAACGGAGGTCGTTCCACGCTGGCTGGAAAAGGCGTTCGAGTTCGACGTATCGCGCCGATCCAAACAGCCTTTTCAGCCCGATGTTCAAGTTGCTCGCGGTGTCTAAGATCACAACGCGACGGCCTTGGCACCACAACGCGATCGTCGCGGGCGCGAGCTGATACAGCGCGAAGTCGGGCTCCTGGGAACGGATCGTCTTGCACGTGTTGCACAGGCACAGGACGCCCGACAGCGCATCCAGTTCCCTCAGCCCGGTTCCTCCAACCACCGCTGCTGGTTCAGCCACGTCGCCGCGTGCGGGATCATGTTCGACGGCGTCGATTGGCTGCGCCAGTACTCCCGCCACTTCACCAGCCCCAGGAATACTCGGTTGAACGTCTCCTGACCATACGGCCGCACGCCACGCCACGCCCTCAGCGCCGCCAGCCGCGCCACCTTTCTCGGGTATTCGGGCCATAGCAGATTCGCGAACGCCTCCTCCCACTCGTCGCGCCCCATCGTCAGGGCATCCAGGACCTGACGCGCCTCCGTCGAAACGGAAACCGCGCCGTTGACCGGTTGGGTTGGGTGGGGTGGTAAGTCTTCACCCAAGAACCAAGTACCAAGTACAGGAGAGCGACCCTTGAGCGTGTCGCTCAACGCACGCTCAGCGACTTTACTCGTTGATTTTCCATGGGTTACGAGGTCGCTTTTCGGAGCCTCGAACGGAGGTCGAACGGAGGTCGAACGAGAACGTTTTGCGTTCGTCGCGCGCGCTCCCTTGCTCCGCCCCTCCGTCACCCGGCGCTGGCGCCGCCCCTCCGTGGCCATCCAGCCGAGAATCCAGAACCGGCCCGACCGCACGAACGCCCGCCCGATCCCGTCGCGGCACGCGGCCCACCGGTCCCCGAGCCCCGAGAACCGGGCCAGCAGCGCATCGTCGGCCGGCAGGACGCCGGGCTGCTGCTCCTGCCACGCCTGCAGCGCCAACGTCCAGAAGCCTCCGCGTTCTTCCGGCGTCATGTGCTGCGTCGCTGCCATCAAGTCGTTCGCGTACACGAAGAACCCCGGCCAGCGGGGCTTGAATGGGTTCTTGAACCGCACGGCGGCACGCTCCCTGTGCGATGGGTCTCCTGGGGGTCGGATGGGCGCCCGTCCCCGCTTGACGGCGGTCAGGCTACCGTCGAGGGGTTGCGTGAGCCCGCGGGAGAGCGGGCGCGCCATCCGATCCTCGGCCATTCCAGGACCATCCCGACCGTGACTCACGCGCCGAGATTATGCCTCAACCGGACGCCCGTGGCGGTGAGTTTTTTCGCCGCGCCCGGCATGAGGGTTGTGGGGAGTTGTGGAAGTTGTGGGGTGTCGCTCCCGGGATTCCGGGGGCGCTCCCCCCGGCCGCGTCTCCCAAGTCATACGTCTCCCAAGCATACGCGTTCCCTGCGACACCCCAACGGTTCCGGCTAAGGCTTCCGGCACCAGCCGTCTCTCTACGCATGTCTGGTTACAAGGCCGACGCGTTGCCTGCCTCAGCCGAACACATGGCGGATGGCGCTGCCGGGGGCGCGGTTCGCCTCACGGTTCGCTACACCGGCCGCTTGCAGGGTGCCAACCTGGGCGTTCCCCTGCGCCATCCGCGTGACAACAAGGGCGGCTGACGCTACCGGCGCAAAGGCTCACGTGCTCCGGCCACCCGCAGCGGTGCGCATCATGGCGCTTTCCGCGTACGTCGCCTGCGCCAGCCACCCAAAGCGGTGCCCCCGAGGGCGGGCATGCCCCCGGGGGCGGGAGGAAGATGCGCGCCGGCTCTTGCGGGCGCCGGGCGCACCTGTCAACATCGCACGGTCGGTCGCGGCCGTGCAAGGGGTTCCTTGGCTGTCCTCACCTCCTTTCGGTCGGCCGCCTTCGCCGCCCTGGTTTGCGTGTGTGTCGCCGCCTCTCTCGCCAGTTCCGACGTCGTGCTGCGCTTCACCTACCCGGCATTCCAGGCCGACTCGTCCGGGTTCGGCGCGCCGAGCGCGGTGCCCGAATCTTCGCTCGTCCAGGTCGCCGTGCTCGGCTCGTCACGCACGCGCCCCTGGTTCCACGTCCGCACCAAGTCATGCGTCGGCATGGAAGGCCAACCCGACAGCGTGGCGCTGCCGCTCGACCTCGGCGGTGAAACGTGGCTGTTCTCCGTGAGCGTGCGCGACAACTGGAGCAACTGGTCGTGGCCCGTGTACCTGCAGCTCAACCTGCCGCCGGTCGGCGTGGGCGACCCGCCGCACCCTAAGCCTGACCCGCCCCCGGCTCGTCAACGTTGCTACGACGTCCAGGGCCGCGCAGTCGATTGCGCCAACGTCCGTTCGGGGGTGCAGTTTCGTCGTGGCCAGATTCCGCTTTCAATCGTGCGCTGAGCCGCCGGGCTCGCCGATCGAGCGTCTGCAGCAGGTCCCTGTTGCTGTCATGGAACAGCGTCACCGTCATGGTCGCCGCCCACGTTGGTGAGTACTCCTCGATCACCGTTTCGTCGTCCAGCTTCGGCAACGCCACGCCCGCCGTCCCGTCGGTGTTGAAGCAGACTGCCGCTGAGTCTGGCGGCAGTCCCTGACACCACCCCTGCGGTCCCTCCATCTCGTCGTTCATCCTTCCTCCCCCTTCACCTGTTTGCGGACGCTCGTCGGCAGACCCTCCAGCGCCAGCCGCCGGCAGTACGCCATCGCGATCGGGTCCACCGTGCCGTCGTAGTGGCAGATTTCGTGGGCGAACAGCATGCGCTGCCAGGTCGCGACGTCGTTGCTGCTGACGCCGGCGATCGCCGCCCACTTCACCACCTGGGCCGGCAGCACGCGCAACGGGCGCCGCGCCCGGCCGTGCCGCTCCGGCGCCAACGTGATCCCTGCGCGCGGCCACGCGATGATCAGCTTGGCCACCACCGGGTTATCGCGGATCAAGTAGATGGCCTCAGGCTCCATAGTCCTCCTCGATCCTGGCGCGCCGCTCCAGCTCGCGCGATTCGCGGCGCCGCGCGATTCTGGTCGCCTCCTTGATGAACTCCGTTACGTCGAAGTGGACCATGTTCGAGTGGCCGCGCTTATGGCCGCCCTCCGTTCTCTTGTAACGCCAAGCCATCACTCAGTCTCCTCCCCCCGCGCGATTGCCCGCAGCGTTTCGGCGGGCGTCGGCCTCCACCACGGCGCATGGAGGCGTTCGCACCGGTTCTTGGCCCACACGCAGGTATATATGAACGCCGCGGCGGCGCCACATCCGCCGAAAGCCGTCATCAGCACGCGGGCGGCTGGAGAGTTCCTGTATAGAAAAGCCAAGCCAACGGCTAGCCCTGTCAGCGCCGCCAAAGCTATCAACGCCGCGATCCCGAGCACGCCCCACGCCAAGTAGTCCAGAAATCCCCGGCATGCTCGCTTATCCCAGACCCGCGACATCGCCGGCCTCCTCCGTCGCGATCATCTCCGGCCCACCCACCGCCGTGTGGTCGTGCTGGTAAATGCGCAGCCCCGGGATGTGGCGCGTCCCGTCGGCAATGGCCGCCCGCACCAGCGGCTCGTCCACGACGCGCTTCGTATATTCGATCGGCACCTGGTTGATGTCCTCTACCTCCCACGTCCATCGCTTCACTCGCGACACCCGGCCGGCCGGCGTGTCGATGCTGGTTGGCGGCGCCGGAACGTACTCCGTCACCTCGGGCTCGGCGTCCGGCGCCTCGGGCCAGGCCGTGCCCCACTCGGCCGGGGCCGGCTGCGCCAAGACTTCCTCGGCCCGGGCCCAGCCCAGGTACAGCTCGTCCAGGCGCGCCTTGGCGTCCTTGAGCGGTCCCAGGCGGCCCTTCAGCTCGTCGCTGAGCGCCCCCTTCGCCAGCTCAATCGGGACCGTCCAGCGGCGCTGCAGGCGCTCGGCCGCCACGATGGCCCGGCGCAGTACCGCGATCGCCCCGGCCGCCGCCGTCGCACCCAAGCGGTCCTGCACGTCGATCCCTGAACAGCCGGGCAGCAGCGCCTCCGCCGCCCGTAGCTCGGGCAACGCGTCCAGCTCGCGCCGCACCTCAGCCCGCAACTGCTCCGCGTTCACGACCACGCTTGCCCTCCCTCTTGGCGGCGATGATCGCCTCGACCGCCTCGCTCGCCTGCTGAATCTCGTCGCGACGGAGCCGCGCCAGCTGCAACGGCCCGCTCCGTCCCATCGCCTTGATCACCTGGCCGTCCGTGATCCACAGGTCGCCGCCGAAGTCCTGCACGAACAACCGCGGCGGACGCGTGAACATGCTGGCCGCCGTGCGCAGCAGGCCCAGCAGCTCCTTGCTCCGCTCGTCGTCGCTCGTCTCGGCCGGCACCCAGCCGTGCGCCGCCAGGTCGGGCTGCTCGGCAGCCTCCACCTTCGCCAGCAGCGCGGGGTCGGGCCGCAGCTCACTCACGAGGCTGTCCGGCTCCTGCTGCACGGCCGCGTCGGCCAACGCGTCATTGATCGCCTGGGCGTCCTCGCCGCCGCCCTCCTCGTACTCATCCGGGTTCTCGGGCAGCGGCTTCATCCGTTCGCTCCCCGGCACGATGCCCGCCGCCACACTCGGCGTCCCCGCGGGCGGCGTAGCCCCCTCGTCCAGCACTTCGACCCGGTCGGCCCACTCCGGCGACGCCTCCTTGCCGCTTTCCAGGCCGAACTCCTCCGGCACGTACACCCGCCCGATCACGTGGTCGTACGCCTTGCGCGCCGAGAACGCGATCGCGCACTTCTCGTTCATCCAGTCGGGCAGCTTGCCCCAGATCGCGCGCAGCTGGCGCTGCTTCTTGCCGGTGCGCTTGCCGTTCTCCCACACGTCGGCCCACTTCCACTGCGCCACCTGCGCGAACGGCAGCCACGTGGTGTAGTTGACCACGCGTCCGTGCATCGCGCGCCGCACCGTCGCCCACGCCCCAATCGGCAGCACCGCCGCCACGCCGCCGGGCCCCTGCCCCTGGCGCAGCTTCTCGCGTTCGGCCACGTCGTACTCGTGGTGCACGACGCCATCCGCGTCGATGCTGCACCGCTCGCCCGGGTACACCACCGCGCTCGCCAGCCCGGCGTAGTCCGACTGGCGCCCGACGATCTTCAGCAGGCCGTGCACGTTGATGATGACGGCGTGTTCCTTCTCCCACTGGCCGACGTCGTTCTTGCGGTCCATCGTGATCAGCATGACCTCGCGCCGCAGCGGGTCCAGCTGCAGCACGCGCGCGTAGTGCCACACCAGCGCGGCCAACTCCGGCTTGGCGCCCGGCGCCACCGCCTGGGTCCAGAGCGTGATCCGCTGCTCAGGCGTTTCCTGGATCAGCGCGAGCGCCCGCGTCGTTCCTTCCGGCGTGGCGTCAGCCCGCGGGCCACCACTCGTTTCCGTTGCCATCGTCTTCCTCCCCGGTTGGTACGTCCTCACCGTTCCGCCGCCACGGCCAATCGCGCCTGTATGGTCCAGCGCGCCGCCGCTTGTGCTTCCGGTGCGGATACGCCTCGAAGTTCAACTCCGACAGCCCATCGCTCAGTAGCCGGAACCCAAAGGCCAGGTTGGGCCCGCTGCGCTGGCCGACGTATTGCGTAATGGAACGCGTGCGGCTACTAGCCGCCTCGCTCTGCGCGCTCTTCCACGGCCCGACTTCGCGCCGGAATCGGTCCAACAACAGGTCCGCGACCGCGTAGTGAACCACTCGCGCGCTCACGGCCGCGGCTCCGGCGGCTCCTCGATCGGAGCGCCAACGATCGCCTCGAACGTCGAAGCGGCCTGAAACAGGTTCGGCTCGTACTTCCAAAACCCTTCGCGAGCGTGCGCGTCGTCAATCCAGGACCATCGGCGACTGGTAACGTACCCGTCTGCCACTCGCAGCGCGCCACATCCAATACACTTGAGCTTGTAGTCCGGGAGAGTGTCGGTGCCGTACCTGCGAACCCATCCCGTGAGGCGCAGATCGTGCAGGCCAATCAAGCATTGCCACCTCATAGCTCCCGCTCCTTGTTGCAGGCGTTGCGCCAGATCGTCCACCAGCATTTGGCGGCGGCCGTGGTGACGTGCTGGAACGTGACACCGACTTCCTTGAGAAAGAACGCCGCATCAAGCAGCAGCCAATGCGCGAGCTTCGCGATGCACAGCGCCACCATGATCGGCAGCCACAGGAACAGCGCAAGCCCCTGGCTGATCAGCTGCACCTGCCACGAGCGCCTAGCGCGCAACGCGTTGCCGACGTACGCTCGATCCTGGTTTTCCATTCTTCCTCCATTGCGCCTCGGCCGCCTGACATGCCAGGTCCACCGCGCGGCGCGGTTTGCCGTACAGCGCGGCGAGCACGGCGCGCAGCTTGGGGCCCGCGCGCCGTCGGCCGCTCTCCACGTTGCTCAGGTGGCCCGGGGTGCAGCGCAGACCGTGCGCCCGCACCCGTTCGGCCACCTCCGCCAGCGTAGGCGGCACCGGCAAGTTGAGCCGATACCGCCGCAGCAGCGTTGTCGCTTCCATCTACACCACCACCTTTCCGACCGAGCCGCTTCAAGCGCCGCCCTTGATGCGTCCCTCGATGTCATCCAGCGCAGCCGCTAACGCTTCTTCGACCGCCAACACCAGCCGATCCCATAGCCGCCGATCCGCGTCGAATGCCGCCGCAACTCTCAGCGCTTCATTCATGCGCACTACAAGCGTTTTTCTCACGAGCATCGTGGGCAACGATGTACTTTCCACCAGGCCCGACTCCCGAAGCAGATGCGACTTCGGGACAGCCGGCGCCTTGCCGCGCGACTTCGGGACAGCCGGCGCCTTGCCGCGCGACTTCGGGACAGCCGGCGCCTTGCCGCGCGCGGCCACCGGCGTGTGGCGCGGGTCCGCCGCCACGTACCGCTCCAGCTCGGCCTCGCTCACCATGCGCACGGGGTTCCTGCCGTCGGGCTCAACCGCCCTCAGCCGGCCCTTGCGCACCGCCCAATGCAGCGTGGTCAGGTGGACGCCGATGCGCGCTGCCGCCTCCGGGATCGTGAGCAGCCGCGACGGCCGGGGTGCGCGGTCCTTGTTCGTGCGCGGCCCGCGGTTGCGCTGGTGCGTGCGGTCCCAGGCCCGCGCGTCCTCCGGCCGGACCAGCCACAGCCGCCCGTGCCGGTGTCCCGCCATCTCGCCCGTGTTGCAGGCGTGCGAGACCGTCGTCTGCGAGATGCCCAGCTCGGCCGCGACCTGCACGGCGGTCCACATGCCCGGCTCCGGCGACTCCTGGTGGCCGCGCGGTCGGCCGCGGCGCGGCGCATTGCGACCCAGGAGCTTCCGCTTCTCGGCCCACTCCATCACGCCCGCGCGCCCCAGCTGCGTCCACCTCGGGTGCTTCGGGTGCGGGCGCCACGGGAACGCGCCCGCCTTGGCGTAACGCGTCAGCGTGCTCGCGGCGTAGCCGGTCAGCTTGGCGGCCCGCGGCGCATCCAGCCACTCGGGCCCGTTCTTCGACGTCGTTGCCTTCTTCGTCTCCTCCTTCGCGGCGGGTTTCGCCTCGGGGCGTGGCGCGGCCGGCTCCAGCGCATGCAGCAATCCGCGCAGGTTCGTGGCCGCCGCGACGCGTTTCTCCGTCGGCGACCACACCCACCACTCCGTGCGGCCGTTCAGCGTCTTCGTGTGTAGCTCGACGCGCGGGCCGAATCGCCGCCGCGCCGCCTCCTCGACCTGATTCATCAGGTCCTGCTTCTGCCCGTCCATCAGAAATCCCCTCCCTCCATGCTGAAGCGCACCAGCAGCCGCGTCGATTCCGCCGGGACCACCAGCCCGGTTGTGGCTTGGACGCTCAGCGCGCCAAGGTCAGTGAACTTCATGCGTCGTCCGTAGCCGCTCACGAACGCCCGGCCCCAACCGCTCGGGCCGTAGGTCGCGATCTCCTGCTCGCCGGTGTACGGATGCCTGGGCAGCAGCAGGCGTCCGTGCGCCGTCACGCGGCCAAGCCGCCGCACTGCCAAATACCAACCGACGCGGCCCCGCCCCGACGTGATCGGGCCGCCGCCGACGATGTGTGAGAGATTTTGGACCGACCCCGGCCACGTCGCCTTCAGCCGCCGCCGCACCAGCTGGCCGAGCCGGGTGCCGACATTCAAACTCAACGTGTCGCGGCGCGTGTGTGTGTCGGGGTGCCACAACTTCACGGTCAACCCCATCCGATAGCTCCGCGTTGCTCCCGCCACCAACCCCGCAAACCCTCCACCACGCGGCGCCCGATGCTGCCATCGCTTGCGTATCCAGGCATACACATACTGGCAGCCCGAAACCTTGTCGGGTTTGCCGATCGCGTCCAGCGTTGCCCACACCCGGCGCTCGTCGGCCGTGTGGTCGAGCAGGCGCAGCCGGCCACGCAGCGGCAGCACGACGCGGTGGAACCGGGTGCCGCAGCGCACCCGAAACGTCAGCGGTGCGTGCGGCGGCACCATGCGCGCTCGATTGTGCCGGTTGCCCAGTACGTAGCGCTGCGCCTCTAACCAGCGATGTCCCCACATGGCGTCAGTCCTCCGTGTCCACGCGAACCACGTGGCGAATGTGCTCGGGCACGGCGATGTCCGTAACCACGGCGGCGACCAGCCGCGTCCGCACCGGCATTTCGTGCGGCGCCGGCCACGGCGTCTCCCCGTCGGTCAGGACGACCACGACATCGGGCCGATGCTTCAGCGCCTCGACCACGCCCACGCGCATGTCGGTGCCGCCGAACCCCACAGCCAGCCGCTGCACCTGGGACTTGCGGCGCACCTTCTCGACGACGTGCACCGCAGCGTCCACCGCGCAGCACGCGACCGGCACCTGCAACGCGCGCACTACGCCCATCACCTCGCTCAGCGCCAGTTCCAGGCGGGTCGCCCCCGCCGTCCGCGCGGCGCAGGTCATGCTCCCGCTGGTGTCGAGCACGATCACCACCTTCGGCACCGGCGAGTTGAGCGACGGACGCGGGATCGCCCGGTCGCCGAGCACCGCCCGCTGCGCCCAGTAGCGGCGCGACAGCCGCGCCCACGTGGTGTTGTCGGGGCCGCTCCGCGCCGCCACCGCATTGCGAACCATGGCGCGCAGCCGCTTGCGCCAGTCCACCCGCGGCGGCGTCAGCACCGACTCCGCCCACGCCCGCAGCCCGGCCGGCACCGTGCCGCGCGACGTCGCCTCGTGCTGGCGCACGTTCTCGGCCGTGCGCCGGCGCAGCAGCTCCTTGTCCTGGGCGCTCATCGGATCGGGCACTTCAATGCCCGCCTGGCGCGCCCGCTCCTCCATCGAGCCCGACCCCTCGGGCCCCGGGTTGCCGGCGCAGCCGCCGCACTTGCCCCCGGCGCCCGGCACGCCGCCCTCCTTCATCGCCTGCTCGATTGCCTTCGACACCTTCTTGCGGATGATCTCGTAGTACTCCTCGAAGGTCCCGCGCGGCGGCAGGCCGAACATCTGCGGCGTCAGCGGCGAGGCCCCCTTGCCATCCTTGTCGTGCGCGATCACCGGGAACTTCCAGCCCGCCTCCAGCACGTCGTCGTTGATCTCGCAGTCGGCCGCGATGTTCGCCAGCATCATCTCGCGGTCGCCGCGCCGCCCGGCGTGGTCGCGGACCACGTGCTGCACCTCGTGCGCCAGCACGGCAGCGCAGCCATCTGCGCCCCACTCGCTCACCTTGCCGGGGTCCACATACAGGCGCCCGCCCTCGTCCACGCCGAACGTGCCGTAGCCGGGGAACTCGACCACGCGCAGATTCATCAGCACCTCGCAGAAGTACGGCTCGCGCGAGAACACCTTCACCCGCGCCGCTGCCAGCGTGTCACGCCACGCGCTCATCGCCGCCTCCAGTCGTTCCACGCGATCAGGCCGTCACGCCAAAGCGATGGACGTGGGCCACGAACAATGCCCGCCAGCGTTTCCTCAGCCACCTGCTCGGCACGTCGAGCACGCACGCGCAGCCGCCGCCTCCAGCTGCGCGTGCTGCGGTGCTTCGGCGCCCCTACCAGTCGTTGGCGTCCCATCACGCCACCCCTTCCATGCGCGTCTGCTCGTAGGCCGCCGCGCGCTTCGCGGTCTCGACCTTGAGCGCGGCGCGGGCGAACCACGTTTCCTGCTCGGCCGCCACGTACCGCCGCACCGCCCCGAATAGCTCGCCCGTTTCGCCCATCAGGTCGAAAAACAGCGCCGACTCCTGCGCCACCGCCAGCATCTTCTTGGCGCCGCGCAGCGCTCCACGCACGTAGCCCCGCGCCTTCTTGGTCTCGCGCACGCTGGCCAACCGCTCGGCTCGGTCGAACTTCTCCTGGGTGCGCTCCAGCTTGCGCGCCAGCGCGGCGCGGATGCGGTGGCACTCGGCCTCCAACGCCTCGCGCGCCATCGCCCGCACCGTGCCCCACTCGTCCACCGCGAACGCGACGGCGTGCACGCGCGCCCCCGCTTCGCGCCACTCGTGGATCGGCAGCGCGCCGACCGCGCCGACGAATCCGATGTAGACCGACTTGCTCGCCTGGACGAACCCGGCCGCCCGCAGCGGCCAGCACAACGACAGCTTGACGCCCACCGGGACGTCGTAATGGATCAGCGCCGCCTGCTTCGTGGTCATCGTTTCCTCCCGCGTTCCAGCACCGCATACAAGTACAAGGGCCCGAACGTGGCCAACATCGCCCAGCCGCGCTCGGGCCGTGTCATCGGGTACATCCTGAACCGCCAGCCGCTGGAACGCCCAGCCCTGATCGACAGGGCCAGGCGTCCCACGCGAAGGATCACGACGTGCGCGCTCGCGGCTTCCTCGCCACGGCCCGCAGCACCTTGTTGGCGACGGCCTTCTTGCGGCGATCCCTCAGCCTTGCGGCGCGCGCTTCCTCGAAGGCGTACAGCTCAAACGCAACGCTCCCTGCGTCGGCTTGCGCCTGCGCGATCATCCGCAGCGACACTTCGGTTCCCTTCACCCGCGACGAGCGGCGTAGCAGCCGCGCCGCCCGATCTAGTCGCTCACGCCCGAACCTCGCGGCGCTCACAGCAGCCCAGCTTCGCGCACGACGCCGCTCAGCTGCCCCAGGATTTTCTGCACCGGCTTCTCCAGCAGCCCGCCCTGCGGACGCGCACGGCCAAGCATGCGCGCCGCCACCACGACCAAGTCCTTGCCCTGGTCCATCACATCGCCGATCACGGCCCATGCCGCGTTCCAGCGCTCGCGGTACTCCTTGGCGCCGTGCTGCTTCGACGTCGCCGCCGCCGCCACCGACACCAGCACCGCGAACGTCCGGTCGGGCCGCTTCGGGTCGCCTTTGAACTTCAACTTGCCGCTCAGCAGCTCCTCCGGGTCGGGCAGGTCGGTTTCGCGCAGCCACGCCGCCAGCTCGACCGCGCCGGGCTCGCCGATCGTGCCCGCCAGCAGCGGCAGCGGCGCGTCGGCGTCCTCGAACGCGTAGCACGTGGCGAGCAGCAGCATCGCGTTGTCCCACGTGCGGTAGGAGGCGAACTGACCCACGCCGCGCCCCTCCGTCTTGATGCAGTCTTCGTTGGCCAGCCCGGGCCGCGTGCGCAGGAACGCCGTCACGTGCGCGCGGGCCAGCGGGACCTTGCGTTCCCACAGCTCGGCGTCGAACGACGGCAGATCGGTCGCCACGCTGCGCCCGCTCAGGATGAACTCGGACCACACCTCCAGCGGCAGCGCCGGCCAGTTGATGTGCGTTGCCCGGTTGCTGAGCGCATGCGCCAGCTCGGTGCCGTTCGCCGCCATGTCGGGCGGGTTGGCGGCGCCGACGATCTTGACGCGGTCGGGCGGCAGCACCGTGTCGCCCGCCTTGCGCTCGTGGTACAGGCGCATCAGCGGCGCCTGGACGTTCTGCGGCGCCGTCGTCATCTCGTCCGTGAGGATCAGCACGATCTTGCCGGTGTTGGCGACGTCCAACGCCTCGCGCACCCAGTCGGCCGGGTAGCGAGTCATCCGGTCGCCGTGGGCCCACGGCGTGCCGCCGATGTCCTCGGGCAGCACGTCGCTAAAGATGCGGTGAATGAAGTGCCAGCCCGCCGACTGCGCCAGCTGGCCGACGATCGCCGTCTTCGCCACTCCCGGCGGCCCCCACAGAATCGGGGGCAGCGCGCCGGGCGTCATCAGGCAGTAGTACAGCAGGCGAACCTGCATGGGAATCGCACTCAGTGCGGCCACGTCACACCTCCCTGTCCGCGGCGCAGTCGCTGTGCGTGCGCCAGTAGATGTCGTACTCCGTGTCGCTCATCAGGTCGAGGCCGTAGGCGTCGAGCAACGCCTGGGTCGCGGCTTCCTTGGTGTCGAAGCAGGACTCCGCCCCCTCGGTCCACGGCCGCTTGTCGTCGGCGTTGACCAGGCGCCACGGCCCGCGGTCGCGCGGTTGCAGCTGCGAGAACTCGGGGTGCGCGGTGTCGAGGATGACGCACCGAACACCCACGCCCTCCCCCTCCTCGTCGCGCCGCAGCAGCGCTTCCGCCGCCGTATCACAACGCGCGACCACCTCGGCGAAAGCCTCCTTGTACCCCTGCCGGAGAACCAAGAAACGCCCGGTCACGACGCCACCTCCTTCTCGCCGACGCGTTGAATGTTCGCGAGCGCCTTCTTGCGCTCGGAGAACAACGCGCACGCCAGATCGACGCCGAGCCCGTTGCCCTGCACCTCGCCGAGCGAGTTGGGATGGGCATAAACGCCGTTGCGCTCCAGGTCATCGACGAGCCGCACCATCTTGTCCCGCAGCCACCGCGCTTGCTTCAGCAGTTCCTGCCCGGCGTAGATGGCTTCCCTGCGAGTGCTGGCTTCGAGGTCGTGAAGCGGGTTCGTCGGGTCCGCCAGTTCAATCTGGTCGCGCAGCGCCTCCGAATACTGCTCGTCGAGCCGCGTCTCCTTCGCTTCGATCTTTGCCACAGCATCCTCCGCAACCGCTCGGCCGTGTGCTGGTACTCCAGCTGCCGCCGTCCCGCATCTCGGGAGGCGCCCGCGTCCCACCACGTGGAGGTGGCCGATTGGGACGCTGCGGAGCGCTCACCACGCTCCGCCTTCACGGGTCGATTGCAGCGCGCGCGACCGCGGGGATGGTGCCGCTCGTCGCGTCGATCCTTCGCCTCAACCGTTGCGGTGCGTCGCCGCTATCCTGGTCCGCTCCCCGTTGCCCGCTGCGCCGCCGTTCGTGTCGTGCGCGCGAGCCTGCGGAACCTCCGGGCCGACCAGGCACACCTGATCGACGCGTGCATGGTGCAGGACCAAGGATGAAAAAGCAACGAAATGATGGAGGCGGGGAACCTACGTGGTGGGCACCACTTGCCGCGAAGATTGGAGCGTGCGCCTCGGATTCGAACCGGGACCTCCCGCGCGGGAACGCGGACGCGCTGCCGGGTTGCGCCACGCACGCTCTGACTTGGAGGGCAACGATGCAATGCGATCGTACATCTGCAGCGCGGGCACCACACGATGAATGCCCGACGCCTCCTTGATCGTGACGAACAACGCCGCGCGGTCAGGATGAGGCTGCGGCGTGAGCTTCAACTGCGCGCGCAATCGTTCGACATCGCGCAGCGGATACCAGTACCGGAAGATCGGCGCTTCAACTTTGACGGTGCCAGGGAAGACGCGCGCCATGTCTTTGAGCCCGGCGCGGGCATAGCGTTCGGTGCAGGATCGTGCGTGCAAGAACCCAACGCCGGGCAGGTAATAGCAGTAGGATGGAAACGCGCCGAGATACTCGAAGTTGGCGGCCTGATAGATGCGCCCCGTGAGCCCCTGGTAGCCCGCGCCAGTTGTATAGACGAACTTGTACTTGGAGTGGCGCTTCAGCATGCGCAACACCAGCCCCAGCATCTGCGTCGGGCCCATGCGGCATGTCTGGCGACAGAACGAGCGGACGATTTCGACGTAGTCGCTCACGCGCGGCACGGGCTCGTGAAACATCGCCCGCAGCAACCCGGCTTGTTGGACGCCCCGGCCAAGACCGACGTACCCCTGGAGGCCGCCATCTCGCCAAAAACCAATATACCTGTGCTGCTGGCCAAGCGGTTGTGGGCGGTCGGGAAAAGCCTTCAGTAGGTCGGCGCGATCAATGGGCCGAATGAGCGTTGTCGATGGCATTGAGTAGAAACTGCTCCTTACTGCCGCCCGACGCTTCCAGGGCGGCTTCCCAATCGGCGATGCGCTCGCGCGGGATCGTGAAAGTGATCTGCACATAATCGCGGTTGCTGCTGGATTCCGGGCGCTCGAAGGCTTCGATCCAGTCGGTGTTATCGGGCGGCTTGATGGTATACGGCTTCAACAGCGCCCGCACCGCGTCGTCGATGTCGTCGCGTCGGTCCATCAGCTCACGCAACGCGTCGCCGTTAGCAGACGCCATGCTTGCAATAGGGTCGATGCTGAGCAACAGCTTCTCGGCCTCGCCTTCATCGACGTCCAGAACCAGCACGGGCACCTCGGCGTCCGGCTCCAGCCCGGCCCGCAGGTGCCCGTCCACCAGCTCCAGCGTCCCGTTGTCCGTCTCGCGCGCCAGCACGGCGTCGGCCCAGCCGATCTCCTTGAGCACGCCGGTGAGCGCGGCGCGTTGCTCGGCCGGATGGGTGCGCCAGTTCTTCGGACTCGGTCGCAGGTCCCCAGCCCGGACCCGGCGCAGCCCCTTGATGCGGTCGCGGATCATCGGCCCCAGAACGCCACGAACAGGGTTAGAACGATGGCGAAGTCCACCGCCCAGCCCGGCACCTTGCCCGCCGCCGAGCCCACCGCCAGCAACAGGTCCACGAACAGCAACACGATCAGCAGGCTCACCGTCGCCCCCCAAGTCCAATGGTGTACGTCGCCGACGCGCGCCACACGGTATACGGGTCGCGCTCGTCCTCGTTCGGCCACACTTGCATGGCCTCCGCCTCGATCGCCCACTTCGGCGCCACTGGCCACACGCCGCGCAGGAACAACTGGGGCGGGTCCTTGGGTTGGTTGGGCCGCGGCGGCGCGGGCAACGGACCGCACGGGGCGCACGGCTGCGCCTCGTCGTAGCCTTCCCACAGGAAGCCGGCGCCGATCACCAGGTGCGGGCCCATGTGGGAGCAGATGCCGGGATGCTTACACTTCGCCCACGCGGGCACAGCCAGCAACGCGAGCAACACGGCCAGAAACACGGCCTTACGCATGACGCCTCCTTAGTGTGGGGGTTCCCCGGGGATGCCGCGCTTCAGATCGAGCGTCGGCCGGATGAACGTCTCGAACACCTGGCGGGCGAACATCGCTTGGACGATCGGCAGCATGGGGCCGAAGGTCGCGACCAGTCCCTTGCCCACCGCGCCGAGAAAGCCGGCCGCCTCGGCATCTTCGGGCGCCGCGATGCGCGCCAGGATACCGATGATGGTGTTCTGTAGCCAGATCAGGTTGTTCGGCACCCGCTCCAGGGCGGGCACGAACTTGACGACCAGGCCCCACACCACCATGACGACGCTGACGGTGAGGGGGTTGGTCAGTACCGCGATGATCGACTCCAAGGTTTTCCTCCGGTTCCCGAGGGGCCCGGCCTCAGCGTAGCACGCCTACTGGTCCTTGCGCCTCGCCCGACCGATCGAATCGACGACGTGACTGGCCCGCTGCGCTTCGAGCCAGAACTGATACCACCTGCCGTTGCTTGACGACTGATGCATCACGATCGTGTTGAGCCGCACAATGATGAGCGAATCGGCGAACTGCCGCGCCAGTCGCTCCTCTGAGATGCTGCGCGCAATCGGGTCGGCGATGAGCCACTTGTTCAGCATCCCCATGGCGGTCGCCACCGCGGCGAACGCGACCGCGTACACCGTGGCCTTTTTCGCCATCTCGTAAAGGGTTTCGCTGTGACCGGTCACGCAAGCATGCTCCGCACGCGGCCCAGGTCGAACAACCGGCCGGGACAGCTCTTGTACTGACCCTTGCGCCAGTCGAAGCCCGCCATCAGTCCGACGTCGCGGTGCCCGATGACATTGCCGACGGGAATCCTGTAGCGGCCCACCAGCGGCCGCAGCACGCGCCGCACCAGGCAACGCAACATGTCGAGCGGCGGCGCTTGGATGTCGTAGTTGCCGACGCAGCACACGTGGATTGCCGCCCGGTTCATGTCGGCCTCCGGCGCCGCAGCAGCGCGCTGGCGCTCGTCGCGCCCGATCAATGCCTGGTAGCCGGCCCCCGCGACTAGCTCGACGCCGTAGTGGTAGCCGATGTCGTCCCAGGCGCGATCGACCGTGTGGAAGCGTTCAATCGCCGCCCACGAGACGGTCGGTCCATCCACCGTCGCCGAGTGATGGATGACGATATGCGTTCGCGTCATACCAGCGGGTCCTGGTTCCAGGCGACCATGAACTCGGGGCCGAAGTCGAACTTGCCGGCCGCGTCCCAGAACTTCACGCGCAGGGTCCACACGCCGCGTCGTGTTCCGGCCCCCGTCAGGTTGGCCGACGTGACGAACGTGCCGGCTTCCGCGAACGTAACTACGCCTTGGGCCGGGTCGCTGATCGCGCCCACAACGTCCAGGTCCACCAAGGCGACCTCGTTGCTCTGCCCCTGCAGCCGCGGATTCGCCGTTGCACCCGTCAGGTTGATCGGCACGTCGTTCTCATCAACGAGCGTGATGATGATGGGCTTGCGCGTCGAGCCCACCACCAGCTCAGTAATCGTGGCCACCGCCGCTCCCTTCTCAGCCCGTGGTCGGAGTCTGCAGCGTCAGACGGGCCGCGCCGCTCGCCTGACGCAGGGATACCGCATCCTGTTGTGCTCCAAGCGGCCCGTACACTTCCAGCCACATCTCGCTGATGCGAAGCGTGGCGTTCTCCAGCGCGTCGAGGCTCATGTCCACTTCGACCTTCATATCAACGAGCGCGTTCACGTCGGCCCGCGTCCACGCGCCGCCGCCGGGTTTGGTGGCCTGGTTGCCCGACGTCAACAGCCGGTGCCCGACCGCCGTCGTGTCCTCGGGGCCCATCTTGTACGGCTCCGCGATGCCGAGCGTGGCCGTTTGCGCGCCCACCGTCCACTTCATTCTCGTGGCCGTGATCGTTTGGTCGCCGGTGTTGTACGCGAGCGCACCGTATGCGTTGAGCACCACGTGGGAGATGGTGCGATCCTCGGCCATGTCATCGAACGCCGCGCCCGTCACGACGAGCGTAGGCGTGGCCGGCGAGCCGCCGCCAATGAAGGCATGCTGCGCGAAGGTCGCCTTGGAGCCGTCGCCCATGTCGGCCGGCGACGAACAGCGCAGCATCGCCGGGTTGAGTGACGTGACGACTCCGGCATTGTTGGCCCACGAGGTGATCGTGTCGCTTGGCTCGTCGATCGCCGCCGCCATCGCCGCGTTCTCCGCCAGGGCCGCGATCAGGCCCGGCGTGCCCGTGCTCGCGTCGCTGGCCGTGACCATGTCCACGACGTCCGGCGCGGAGGACACCGCCCCCGGCACCGCCGTGCTCGCATCGACCGCCGCCGTCATGTCCACGACCGTGGGCGCGCTGACCTGGGCCGCCCGGTACGTGGCGATCAGCGCGATCCACTGGCGCGCCGTGATCCCGGTCTTGCCCGTGGCGTAGGCGCCCGTGGACGTGACGATCCGGTAGCCTTCGGATACCGTGATGTCCAGCGTGCCGTCGGCGCCGACACGTTGACCGTCGCTGAAGCTGTCCGTCCACGAGCCCGCCGCGTCGCCTGGCGGACCCTGCGTCACCACGTGGCCCACCAGGTACTCGTCCGCCACAGCGGTCGTGAGTGTTGGGCCAACGCTTGGCGTTGAGTCCGGGGATATGTTGGAGTTGCCGCCGGTCTTGTCGAGCGTCGATGCGGCCTGTAAGCCCTCAACTTCGATCACCCACATAGCGTAGGAGGCGGTCGGGTCGGGGGTCGACCACGTAGCAACGACGTCCCCCGTGGCGCCGGTTGCGTTGTGAAGCGACCATATCTCGGCGCTGTGGCTATCATCGACGATGTCCGATTCCTGGCGGTTGACGGTAAGCCCGTTGCCGTTCCACGTCACCGAGGCTGCGAAGTCAACGGTTCCAACGGGGGCATTGCGCGCAAGGCCCACAATGACGCTGCGCCCCGTGGCGATTGTGACGCTGCCGAGCGTCAGCGTGCTCGCCGTCGTGTCCGTCGCCTGCGCGGTGCCCTTGGCTACACGGGTCGGCACGTCAGCTGATCTTGAAGATGCCCGTCGCGGCCCACTGCACGGTGTAGTCGCCGCCGTTGGTGGGGATGTCCGGGCTCACGTCCACCACCGCGAGGATCGGGCTGTCGGTGTCGTCCGTCACTTCCTTGATCACCGCAGCATAGGCCGCGGTCCCAGCGCTGATCGTCAACCAGGTGGTGTCGGCGGCGTCGAAGTAGGCGATGTCGTTGGTGTCGTCCTTGGTCACGGTCTTGCTCGCGAGCGTCTTGCGACCGGCGCCGCCGAAGCCGGCCGTGTAGCCGGTGCCGCTCAGCTCCTTGGACGAGCCGCCTGTGATCGACGTGACGAAGTCGTGATCCTTGTCCGGCGTGTACGCGCTCGACACCAGCATGACCTTGATGGTGTCGGTGAGCAGGTTGATGCCGGAGTTCAGCAGCAGCTGGCGCAGCTTGTTCGACGTGATCGAAGCCACAGCGAATCGCTCCCCTCGTTACGGCAACGCCCGCGGGCCCGCGTCGTCCCGGTAGAACACCCAGGCGTCGATGTTGACGCCCGTCACTGTCGTGCTCGCATGGCCCTGGATTTCCAGCGCCAGGTGCGGGTACGGGATCGGCGCGCCCGCCACCGCGTTGCGGATGATGATGCACTGGGCGCTGGCGTTCTCGGTGCCGTTCATCGCCACGCCCGACGTCGGGTCCGTGGTGAGGCCCGTCGAGACGCCCGTGCTGTTGGTCGCGCCGTCCCACGACGGCCGCGGCACGATCGCCTGCGACGCCGACGCGCCGCTGCCTCCCCACAGCTTCACCAGGACCATGCTCGCGTTGAGCGTGTTCTGGATGTATCCGGCCAAGTTCACGGCCCCCGTGGTAATCGTGACGTTGGTGCCGATGCGCTGCTTGCCGGTTACTGCCTGACCCATGCCATTCCTCCGTTTAGGGGGTGAGGTTATTCAGCGCGATGTACTTGAACGCGGAGCCATCCCACACCTGAATGTTCTGGCCGGCCGTGACCGGGTTCGTGACCCACACCGGACCGCTGCCGGCGCGCTTGTCCACCATTCCGTCCCGCTCCGAGATGTTGACCTGCGGCAGGTCGGCAAACATCGCGCGGTCCCCGCCGGACATCAGGCGTCGGAACGGCCGTCCTGCCCCACTGACGCGGATCGGGAAGAACG